GCCCTATACAAATAAATCACATCCAATGGATTATGAAAATAAGTACCTGGACCGTTTCAATGCTCTGAGATTGACACTCTCAGAACGTGCTGCAAAGGTGGTGCAGTGCGGGAAGCTCCCCCTGACGAAGGAAGAGGTTGCCGAACGATTCGAGCCTCTTTTCCGGAATCCCAACCGGAAAATTGACTCGGCGAATTTTGCACCTTCAGACTTTTTCAGTACCTGGGTTCACCGAAGTGAGCTCAGGGCCCTACAATCTGACCCAATTAGACCCACTCATGAGAGTCTGATGGATTCGTTCCAACAGACGATCAATGAGTCTTTCGATTTTTCACGGATTATGTCTCTTGCGCTTATGGAGTGTCTCGATATTCATGAAATTCGGGCGGAAGACGAGTGGTTTGAGGTATCCGAAATGTTTTGGAAGTTCCTCCCCTATGCCATGTCTGGCAGGGGGGAGAAGTATCTAAAATTTCAACTCGGTCATCTCAAGCACCTCGCCATCCAGCCTAAAGAATCTCCTGAGATTCGTCCCCCCTTTCTTCCTTGGTCCGACAGAAGCGGCTACGCACTTTCTCGTGGTTTGATGAGAAAAGTATGGATGCGGTGTGTTCTTAGACAGAACGCCGCTGGTCGTAGTCTGGCCTTCGATCTCTACGAATGTAAACGCCGAGCCCCCCCTGTACCCGCTGATTTTATCAGTGAGTCCATGGAGAAGAATCTCCTACTCCTAACCGAGTGTCGAGATAGAGTTGATACTCCACTCTTCTCCCAGTTGCGAACAGAGGTCCGCCGTTCCGTTCGAGAGGTCTGTCGAGGTTACCATTTGGGTTCTCGTTCCATCCCCCTCCCCAGCCTTTCGGCCTCTTTCTCCAGTTCGAGGAGAAACGGGGGAGCCTTTTCCGAGATCCTTAGGACGAATCCACTCCAAACGCTTAATATTCCCTTCTTCATTGGCTATTGCCAATTTGGTGTTAAACAGTGCGCCGTCTGGGTGAAATCTGACCCAGAGGAAGTGGAGAGCCTCCTCAATGTTCCGCTTAGTGATTGTCTGATAAAGACACGACGCGTTCCAATCCTGGAGCCTTTTAAGGTTCGGATTGTCAGCGCCGGTGAGTCGATACCATACCATCGTATCCGACGTTATCAGTCACTTATGTGGGGTGCATTGAAGAGATTCCCTGCTTTCGAATTAATTGGTCGACCCTTGGAAGACACGGACGTGATGCAACTTTATGAGTGGGGTCAGAATAATGGTCTCCGAGACTTGGTCTCGGGGGATTATTCTGCCGCCACTGATAATCTTGATCCGGAACTCTCAACCATAGCTATGGAGGAGTTCTGTGAATGTCTGGGTATTCCATGGGAGGACCGATTACTTTGTATTAAGGCACTGGTTGGTCACGATATAAGCGATGGGAACTCCTTCCGGCCTCAGCAGTGGGGCCAGTTGATGGGTTCCTTTCTCTCCTTCCCGATACTCTGTATCATCAACTTTGCCGTCACCCGGTTCCATCTGGAACAGGTATTACAACGACGGATCGATACCTCCGAAAGGGGGATACTGATCAATGGAGATGATATACTTTTCCCCATAAACCGTGGGAAAGATTATCAGGATTGGTTCCGTGTGGTTGAGGAAGCGGGTTTGAAGCCATCAGCTGGAAAGAATTTTATCTCTTCAGTCTGTTGTACTATAAACTCAAAGCTCTTCCACTTCCGAGAACCCGAGAAGAACTGGTATGAGATCCCAGTTCTTAAATTATCGCTTCTCCACTCACCAGATCTTCGTGAGAGAGAGGAGATTGAACTTCTTCGAACGGACTCCGAACACGGTCGCACCCTTCGTGGACGAGCGGCTGAGCTCACTCGTCTCCGAACTGGAGCGAAGGCATCGGATCTCATGACCCGATTTCTCAGGTACCATTCGAAGTTGCTCAATTCTCTCCCTCCCATTTCGCTCTGGATTGCGGAGGATAAGGGGGGCCTTGGTCTACCCCTGTTTCGTGACCTTTCTTTAGAAGAAGGAAAGGAGACAATCCGCTCCCATCATCTGCGACTCGCGTCGTACTTGACCTGTCTCTCACCGGCATCCTATCGATCTGCTCTACATCTCCGCTGGCTTCGTGCCCCGGGAGATCTCTTCTCTGAGTCCACTAACAAGGAACTTGAGAGAGTGAGAAATCGTTTAGGTTTAGATCTTTGCCGTCTCAATCGTTTGAGAGAATTTGGTCCCCACTTACCCCCCTCCTTTTCTATTGAGACTCCAGGAGATTCTTGGGACTACTATAAAGTAGCACAAGACTCCATTGACTTATCGGACAACAAGTGTCCTTGGGAGTCCCGGCTCATGAGATACAATTCTACTCTTGGGCCTTCGTTGGAGGTGGTGGATAGTTCCGAGTTTCTGAAGTCCTGGATCGGTTGGTACCGATCAGCGATTAAAGAAAGTCAGAGAACTCGTAGTGGTTTACACGCGATGTCAGGTAGAAGATCTCTTCGATCAGAGATCTGGCAGGTGGGACCCCAGTGGTCTAGGGTCAGCTTCTAGAGGGAGCTTAGATACCAGTAAAGTGGAACAGATGATCCTGTTTATTATCCAAGATCATGTTCCGGACGCAGGTCTTCAGGTCGGTATTACACCAAACCGAATAGTTGTTGTACGTCCCCCGTCTGGTAATCTTATTTAACCGTGATATCGG